AGACGGTGAGCCTACAGGAATACAAGTACCATATATCGTAACACTCAGTGAAGATAACGGTCAGGTACTGGCAATTCGGCGTAATTACGAGGAAGACGATCCTTTACGCAAGAAAACACAATATTTTGTACATAACAAATTCCTTCCCGGATTTGGGTTCTATGGCCTCGGTTTGATACACACAATCGGTGGGCTGGCACGTACAGCAACCGCAGCGTTGCGCCAGCTAATAGATGCTGGAACGCTCTCAAATCTTCCCGCAGGGTTCAAGGCCCGCGGACTTAGGATCAGGGACGACGCTGATCCACTACAACCGGGAGAGTTCCGTGACGTAGATGCGCCGGGTGGGACAATTCGAGACAGCTTGGTTCCGTTACCGTTTAAAGGCCCAGACCAGACGTTATTTAATTTATTAGGGTTTGTCGTAGATGCCGCGCACCGTTTTGCGACCATCACAGATTTGAAGGTAGGAAGCGGAGATCAAGGCGCTCCCGTTGGAACGACAATGGCAATGATGGAACAAGGCTCGCGGGTTATGTCGGCAGTACACAAAAGACTGCATTACGCGATGCGCCAAGAGTTTAAATTACTTGCTAAAGTAATGTCTGAATATTTACCCCAAGAATATCCTTACACGGTAGAAAACGCTGACCGTACTATTATGGCGGAAGATTTTGACAATCAGGTATCTATTATACCTGTTTCCAATCCTAATGTGTTTTCGCAATCCCAACGGATATTATTGGCGCAAACGCAAATGGAACTTGCGGCACAAGCGCCTGATTTACACAATCCTTATGAAGCTTTCCGTCGTATGTACGAAGCATTAGGGGTGCGCGATGTAGATAAAATTCTCAGACCTCCTTCGTCAGATGAACCCGTGCCGAAAGACCCTGCACAGGAAAACATTGACGCACTGGAGAACACACAACTTCGGGCATTTGACGGACAGGACCATGACGCACATATAACGGCTCACCTGGTATTCGGAAGCTCCCCTATTGTTGGGTCACTCCCACAAATTGCCGTGGCGGTCCAAAAACACATTATGGATCACGCTAAGATTAAATCTGAAGAAGCTGCTATTGAAATGGTGATGCAGCAAAACCAAGGGCAAATGCCTACCGAAGACATGCAGCCTTTAATTGAAGCAATGGTTGCCCAGTTGATTGCTCAAGAACTACAGAACATAAAAGCGTTAGGTAGACAGATCGCAGGCGGTGGCGAAGAGGAACAAATCGATCCACTAGTTGCCTTAAAACAGCAAGAACTGGCTATAAAGGAACAGCAAGTTAGTGCTAATATAACGCAAGACCAAGCAGAGCATCAGTTAGATACGGTTAAAGTACAAGAACGATCTCGCCAGTTTGATGAGCGGCTGGCTTCTCAACAGGATATGGGGCAAGATCGTATTGACGCAGCTTACCAACGTGAACTATTAAGAATTCGTGCCAAGGAAAGGAATAGATAAATGGCTAAAGTACATTGGAAGGGGTCGCCTGCTGGCGCTGCCCCTAAACCTCAGAATTATGCACAAATAGGCGATCAAGGTCGCATACCTTATGGAAAGTTAGTAAATGAAAAAACTCCAAATACGGCGAAGGCTAAAATTACTACGGGAGAAAGCCGTGGTATGGGTGCGGCGTTGCGCGGCGGTAAGTTTACGATTGCTTAAAAGGTGTAGAGATGCCCTTAAAAAATTCTTCTTCACAAAAGGCAATCAGCCAAAACATTAAAACACTTGTGCGGGAAGGCAAACCAAAAAAGCAAGCGGTAGCTATTGCCTTGGATGTGGCTCGACGCGCACAGAAGAAAAAAGCTGGCGGAGAAATACGCTCTATGGAAGCGGGTAGCTACCCTAAAGAATTTAGTCCTATTGTCAAAGTTAAACAAAGATTCATAGGAACGGTATGAACAAAACTATAACGGTAGACCCTCAATCAAGCACCGTTACAATAGAACAAACCTCTCAACCAGAAACTGCTCCCGTATCCGTTATGGGGAACAGCATACAAACAGGCTATGGCTGGTGGTTTGACGTGCTATTAATAAGTATATTTCTATTAGCGGCTTATGCCTTTAAAAAGTGTATAGATCGCGGTTTTAGGATTATGCGTACCAAACATCGTCGAAGAACACGAAAAAATGGCTGGTGAAGGCGCGGATACAGAAACGGATGCCGCTAAATCTCTGAGAGAAAGAGAAATAAGCAATTCTAGGGAATTGCTGGAAATAGAGCTACGCGAAGAAAAAAGCAATGCACAAAGACGCATGGCTTGGGTTGCTATGGTTGCTATGGTGGCGGCTTCTGTCGCATTATACACTCCTCTAGTGCCAATAGAGCGCGTAAACGCTCTATCTGGACTTTTAAGCGGATTTTATGTAGCACAAGCGGGTATTGTGGCCGCTTACATGGGCTTTACAGCTATGTTAGGCAAGAAAAAATGATGAGTTTAATTGGAAGTTTGATAGGGTTTGGGACAGGGTTTTTGCCTGAAGTACTGAATTTTTTTAAACGTAGACAAGAACACGGCCAAAAGCTTGAAATGATGAAGCTGAAATTAGAAATGGCTGGAAAACAGTCTGAACTACGTTTATTAGAGCTAGACAGAGAGGCTGATATAGCCGAATCGCACGGGATTTATGACCATGATAGAAGTCTTGACGGTGGAACATTTATCAACGCTATTCGGAGCAGCGTTCGTCCTGTTATTACTTACGCCTTCTTTTTGATGTTTTGTGCCACAGAAGTAGTAATTGTGGTAAAAGTACTAGGTTCTGGTGGAAACTGGATGGATGCGGTTACGTTGATGTGGTCACAAGAGACACAAGCTTTATTTGCTGCGGTAATGAGTTTTTGGTTTGGTAATCGGGCAGTAAGTAAATACCTAAAAGTAAGGTAAGCATAAATGGCTGATAAAGATACCGAAATCACGCGCTTAAATGATTCTACGACCGTAGCAATGCCTCTTAGAAACATCATTACAATTATTGTGGTTTCGGGCCTAGCTGTTTGGGGATACTTTAATGTTGCAGAGCGTTTAAACCAACTGTCAACTACACTGACCATGTTGCAAATAAGCGTAGAAGCTAACAACGAGTTTCGTATTCGCTGGCCTAGAGGAGAATTAGGGGCTTTGCCCGACGATTCCGAGCAATTTATGCTCATCACCCAGCTAAGAGAGCAGTTTGACCGTTTATCTGAAAAAATTGAAGAAGGTCGCGCACCAGCAGACCAACAACAAACTTTACGCTTAGAGTTCTTTGAAGACCGACTGCAAAGGATAGAAGAAATCTTAGGGCGAAACGGCTATGGCAGCAAGTAATTACGCTGTATGCCTAGATAGATTGCTAGAACATGAGGGTGGGTACGTAAATCACCCTGATGATCCGGGTGGAAGAACCAATAAAGGTATTACGCAAAGGGTTTATGAAAAGTACTTAGAACGATCTGTTACTAAACAAGAGATAAAAGACATACCGATAGATCATGTGTCTGATATTTACCGCCAGAACTACTGGAATCAGGTAAGTGCTGATGATTTACCCTCTGGTGTGGACTTTTGTGTGTTTGACTGGGCTGTAAACTCAGGTATTCGCCGCCCGTCACGAGCATTGCAAAAAACAGTAGGTGCAACAATGGATGGTAAAATCGGCCCTAAAACCCTAGAATTGGTGTTTGATTGTGACCCAGAAGCTATTATTGAAGATATATACGCTGTAAGAGAGGTTTTTTACCATAATTTACCTCGTTTTGATGTTTTCGGGAATGGTTGGATACGCAGAAATGAAGAGACCAGAGAGTTTTCTTTGCACTTAAATAACAATAAAACGCTTTATTCTTAGAAAGCACCGTGGTACATGTGGATATGGATAGTTTTGATATTATTCAATTTGTTCAGCGAACTGTAAACGACCGCAAGGGTTCAGTGCTTTCTGTTCTGGAAAATAACGGTATAAGTTCGATGGAGCAATATAAAGAATTAATGGGCGAATTGAACGCTTTAAATCATATTTTACAGGAACTCTCGGGCCTGCTAGATAAACAGGAGCAATTAGATGACTGAAAAAGAAGTTGATCTTTCTCAAATTAAAGAGGGTCTTAGTGACTTAGAAAAAGCGTATGTTAGTCAAAAAGACCGCGTACTTGACCCTTCTCTTATTGATAAAACGCTCTTGGAGCGTATGCCGCGTCCTACGGGATGGCGTATGCTTGTTCTTCCCTATAAAGGAAAAGGAAGAACAGTCGGTGGCGTTTATCTTCCCGATAGTGTTGTAGAAGAAGCAAATGTTTCTACGGTGGTGGGCTATGTCCTGAAACAAGGGATGTTGGCCTACGGCGATAAGGACAAGTTTCCTGATGGCCCTTGGTGCAAGGAAAAAGATTGGGTGATATTTCCTCGATATGCGGGAGCTAGATTTCGTATTGAAGGCGGAGAAGTACGTATTTTAAATGACGACGAGGTTTTGGCAACAATCCAAGACCCCGAAGATATTTTATCTTTTTAGGAGAAGACGATGGCTGGTACTAAACACGAAGTAGACAATGGTGAAGTAGACTTAGATTTCGGTGAGACAGAAGGGGTAGAAGTTGAAATAGATACTCCTGAAGAAGATCACGAAGAACGGGTCGTAATTGAAACTGCGGATAAAGAAGTTGAAGCTGCCCCTGAAGATAATAAAGCGGAGCAGGAAGAATATAGCGCGTCTGTTAAAAAACGGATCGACCGTTTAACTAAGAAGATGCGGGAAGCAGAGCGGCGTGAACACGAAGCAATTCGTTATGCTCAAACCGTTCAAGGAGAGATGCAGACAACAAAAAACCGTATGCAAGCCTTGGACCAAGGTTTTGTAAACGAGTATGGGTCGCGCATAGCGGCTGAACAACAGCAAGCAGAACAACAACTCAAGGCGGCAAAAGAAACTGGGGATACCGATTTAGAAGTAGAAGCCCAGAAAAAAATGTCTCAGTTAGCTGTATCTGCTGACAAATACACACAAGCGCAACAAAACGCTAAACAGCAGCAAGCAGCGGCGCAGCAAAGACAGCAGCAAGCTGCACAATATGTGCCGCAACCCGCGCCTCCACCCGAAGTAGCCCCTGATCCTCAAGCCGAGGACTGGGCAGAAAAAAACGATTGGTTTGGTAAAGATCAAGCCATGACTTTTGCTGCTTTTGGTATTCATAAGGGCATGGTTGAAGAAGATGGGTTTGACCCCGCGACAAATGAGTATTATAGTGAGTTAGATAGACGGATACATAAAGAGTTTCCGCACAAGTTTTCCAACGGGAACGGAACAAAACGCCCCGCCCAGAGCGTAACAGGAGTTTCCCGCAGTACATCAGGGCGCAGACACCGGGTTAAACTCACCCCTACCCAAGTATCAATAGCTAAAAAGCTGGGTGTGCCGCTAGAAGAATACGCGAAATACGTGAAGGAGTAGAAAATGTCTGAAAAAGAAACTTTTGAGGGCAATAACCGCTCTCCTCGCGCTAAAAACTCTAGGGAGAGAGAAGAGAGGCGCAAGCCTTGGTCTCCCCCGTCGATGCTGGATGCCCCGCCCGCACCGGAAGGTTACAAACACAGGTGGATTCGTTCTGAAGTGCGCGGTTTTGATGATCGTAAAAACATTTCAGCTAGGTTACGTGAAGGCTACGAGCTTGTACGTGCAGATGAATACCCCGACTTTGAATCTCCGGTCATAGAATCAGGTAAATACGAGGGTGTCTTTGGTGTTGGTGGATTATTGCTAGCTCGCATTCCGCTAGAAACAGTGAAGGAGCGGTCGGATTATTTTAAGTCTAGGAGTTCCGACCAAATGGAAGCTGTGGATAGAGATTTGGAACGTGAGAACTCGCATTCATCGATGACGATTGGAAAACCTGATCGTCAATCTCGTGTAACCTTTGGCGGTCCACGGAAGTAGTTTAACCTACAGAAGTGTGTCGCCCTATTTGGAGAAACCATAATGGCTAACGAATCTTCGGCTTATGGTCTTCGTCCTATAGGACTTGTTGGTGCTGGAGCTAATACTACGGGTACGACCTCGTATGAAATAGCTTCTAACAACACCAATGCAATATACCAGCATTCAATCTGTGTTGCCACTACGGCGGGAACAATAGATCAAGCTGGTGCTACATCAGGCGGAACTACTCCCGCTCTTGGTGTCCTTATGGGCGTTTACTATCAAGACGCAACACAAAAACAACCCGTCTGGTTGAATTACTGGCCGGGATCAGGCAGCGTAAGCGTTGACACAAACTATCCTGTCACTGCTTTTGTTGCTGATAATCCAAACCAACTGTTTCAAGTGGCAACGGATGCAACAATAACTGACCGTGCAACTGCACTCACAGCTATTTTTGCAAACACGTCTTTAGGAACATCAGCAAGAACTGGTTCAACAGACACAGGTAGATCAAACTCTGGTCTTTCTGTTTCTGCTATAAACACCACGGCTACTCTTCCGCTACGCATCGTAGGCATAGCAGATGAGCCAGCAAACAGTGATTATACCGCTGCTGGTATCCCTATGATTGTTCGCTTGAACGCTCACTTTAACGCCACAGCGAGTAGGTTTGATTCTCAATCCACCTCCCTGACAACTGGCTTATAGGAAGGGGATAGAATATGGCTATTTCTCGCGCTCAACTTGCGAAAGAACTAGAACCCGGCCTTAACGCTTTGTTTGGGTTGGAATATGACCGTTACGAAAACGAATCAGCAGAAATCTTTGAAGAAGAGTCCTCAGATCGGGCTTTTGAAGAAGAGGTGATGTTATCAGGATTTGGTTCGGCTCCCGTGAAAAGTGAAGGAAGTGCTATTTCCTTTGACGACGCACAGGAAACCTATACGGCCCGCTATACTGCGGAAACCATTGCGCTTGCTTTCAGCATCACAGAAGAAGCGATAGAAGATAATCTTTATGATCGTCTTGCCTCTCGTTATACTCGTGCTTTAGCTCGTTCAATGTCACAGACTAAGCAAATTAAAGCAGCGGCAGTTTTAAACAACTCCTTTAATACCGCTTACCCAATTGGTGACGGGGCTGCTTTGTGTTCTTCGGCACATCCAAGTTTGTCAGGCAACCAACGCAACCAATTAGCGGTTGCGTCTGATCTTAATGAAACTTCATTAGAGCAGATGTTGATTGACGTGGCTGGAATGACCGATGAGCGAGGTCTAAAAATTGCGGTTCGTGGAATGAAACTTATAATTCCAAAAGAACTCCAGTTTATAGCAGAACGCTTAATCAACTCAAACTTACGTCCCGGTACGGCAGACAATGATATTAATGCCACCAAATCAATGGGCATGATCCCCGATGGAGCAGTGGTAAACCACTTCCTCACCGATACGGACAGATGGTTTATTAAAACCGACGTTCCTAATGGGTTCAAGCACTTTGAGCGTACACCGATAAGAACAGCTATGGAAGGCGACTTCGATACTGGTAACATGCGGTTTAAGGCTCGTGAACGATATTCGTTCGGTGTCTCAGACTGGCGTTGCGTATTCGGTAGCGACGGCGCATAAAACTCTGTTTTTTGCTCTTGGGAAGGACGGCCTTGCGCCGTCCTTTCTTTTTGCGCTATAGTAAGTAATCAACCCTGACTATTGCACCTGCAATAGACATTAACCCAGACAGGAGTGACACATGGGTACGACAACATTTTCTGGTCCTATCAAGGCTGGAACTATTAAAAACACAACAGGCACTACTCTTGGCACAGATGTAAAAAACACTGGTCAAGTTGTAATGGCACAGACATTTTCAACAGGCACTACTCTTACGAGCGGAGCTTCTGCTGCAAATACCACGACTGTAGTTATTCCAGCTAACTCACAAATTATTGACATAGTGCTTGATAAGCCCACTGTAATGGTAGGTGCTACATGTGTTTTGAGTATTGGAGATACGGTTGGTGGTAACGCCAGCTTACTTAATTCCTATTCAGTTACTATTGCTTCTGGAGTTGGACGCGCATATCCAACAACTGAAGCAGGCGGAGCGCTTGCTTGGGCAGATACAGGAACGGCGGATTTAAAACTGACATGGACTAGCACGGGTGCTACTTCTGCTGGTGAAATCAGAGCTACGATTTTGTATCAGCAAAATAATAATTTATCATAATCCGGCCTGAAGGAGAACTAATATGTCGGGTTCCGATGCTCTAGCCACCTTTATTGAGGCCGCCACCGCTGTAACAGACGGTGTGTGTGCGGCTCAAGCTGTAGGTAGCGCCACTGACCTTACAATCGATGGCTCCCTCTCTTCAGGGGGAGAAGTAACTTTTGACCAGCCGCGTAATGTCACAATCTTATCTGCGGGTAATGATTCTGGAATTACGTTTACAGTCACAGGGACTGACGAAACAGCGACAGCGGTTACTGAAGTTATTACTGGTGCTAGTACAGGCACTGCTACAGGAACCACTTATTTTGCTACAATTACTCAAATTGCTTCCAGCGGAGCAGCAGCGGCAAATGTTTCGGTAGGTTCAGGGACTAGTATTGCAGCCCCTATCTTTCGGGGTAGTATGCGGTTAATCGGTCTATACGTTGTTAACACAGGAACTGCTGGAACAGTTACATTCCGTCAAACCTCTGCAACAGGGACTATTGGGATGCAATTCAACACCGTTGCAGCAGCTAACACAAACGCTTATCCCGATATACCTGACGAGGGTATTCGGTTTAACTCAGGGGGATATGTTGTGTATACGCAAACTATCATGTCTTCTATGACAGCATTTCACGCCTAATGGTGGGTTTACAGTTTTTTAAAGTAGGTCAAAATGACAACTGAGAAAGAACGTACATTACTTGTCAAAATGGACACCCGAATAAGCGTTATGGAAGAGGTTTTGAATCGTTTAGAAACTAATCATTTAGTACATATTGAAAAAGATATATCTAGGTTAGATACTAAACTATGGGCTTTAATAAGCGGGATGGCGATACAACTAGGTGGTTTTGTTCTGGCTTTACTAATTTTTATTTTACCCTAAGAGTTTAATAAAATGGCTTTTGATTTTTATACCGGAGAAGAACAAAAGATAATCTTTGAGATTAAGAAATGGTCTGAGGAATCGTTAGAGACATCTAATAAAAACTTTAACGGTTTAGCGGCCTGCCCAAAAGCTAAGAATGCGTGGAAAGAAGATAAAGTAGGGTTTGTGTTTAAAAACGCTCCTGATTACCAAGACTTATATACAGTTGTTTCGTGCTACCCTTCTAATTTTGACATGGTTATTGTTGTAGACACTTGTTTTAAAGAAGAAGCTAAAGATTTTCATACGTTTATTTCAGGGTTTAACGAAGCTATAGGCGAAGGCCTGTTTATTAACCGAAATGCGTGGGTAGTAGGATTCCACCCTGACGACGGAGGTAACGCTTTACTTAAAAGTAGTTTATTCCCAACCAGCACATCCAAAGAATATGCTGTTATGTTAGTGCAGCCTTTGAGTTTGTTGCAAGAAACCTCAGAAAAAATAGAGCCTTTAGGGTATTATAAAGGTTATGAAGATGAGTATAACGCCGATTCTATCTTACAAAACCGTAAGGACTTGTACCGACGATTAATAGGAGATTAAAAATGGCTATTAGCCCCCACAAAAAAGAAGCAATGGGAAAAGATTGGAAGTCCAATACTTATCCTAATGAGAAGATTAAAACTGGTCCGAAGAAAAGCAAACCAAGGACAAAGGGCGTAAAAGTAGCCCCTTATAATTAAGGTATTTTTATGGCAGTTTCAGGCAGTAAAGATTTTGAGTTAAACGTCACTGAGTATGTAGAAGAGGCGTTTGAGCGTTGTGGGATAGTGGCTCGTACAGGCTATGATATTCGCACGGCTAAACGCTCTTTAAATCTAATGCTGGCTGACTGGGCTAATAGGGGTCTAAACCAGTGGACTATTAGACAAACCATTATAACGATGGTGCAAGGAACTAACTCCTATACTTTAAACACAGACACTATTGATGTACTAAACGCTGTCCTACGTCGTGATGGATCAGATTATGGTATAGCACGGTTGAGTAGGGACGAATATTTGAATATTCCTACAAAAACCACCGAGTCGCGGGTGTCGCAGTTTTTTGTAGATCGTCAGATAACTCCTATTATGTACGTATGGCCGACACCCGATAACAGTACCGACCAAGTTGTGTTTGACAGACTGGTTCGTATGGATGATGCCGATAGCCCTACTAACACGATGGAGATGCCTTTTAGGTTTTACCCCGCGTTAGCTGCTGGTTTAGCTTATTACATCGCTCTTAAAAAAGCTCCAAACCGAATACAATACTTAAAAGGGTTGTATGAAGAAGAAATGGACAGGGCTATGACCGAGGACAGAGACAGGGCTAATTTAACTATTACCCCCGGTTTCGGTTACTTTA